CAAAGTTCAGCACAGTCATTTGCAAGGAATATTAATGAGTGTGTGAGTTGTGAATCATAGATTTGATACAATTTGTTAAATAAAAAGCCCCCATCTTCTATTAAATTAGATTTGGGGGTTTTTCTTTTTGTATAAAATCAAAAAATATATATTTATAAGGTAAATAATATACAATGGCTAATGGTATAACATATGGTGTTGATTTTCCTTTTGACACATCATATAGAGGTGATGGTTTAAAGATGACAGAATATTTTTCTGATGAAATACGAGCATCATTATTGCATTTATTGTTGACACGTAAAGGTAGTAGATATTATTTACCTGATTTTGGGACAAGGCTTTATGAATATTTATTTGAACCATTGGATGTGGTATCTTTTGATATTATTGAGAGTGATATTCGAGATGCTGTTAAAAAATATATACCCAATTTAACAATTATTAATATTCTTATTGAACCATTAACAGAAGATGAGGAAGTTCAATCATCAAAATTATCAGTTGATGATGTTGGGTTATCTTCTGCTAGTAAAATTTATAGATCACCTGGCAGTGGGACATATAAAAATACAGCTAAAATAAAAATTGAGTTCATTTCCAATACAAATGCGTTTGTTGGAAGTGATTTTGTTGTAATAAATATATAATATGGCAGATAGACAAATATCATATGGCGTTAGAGATTTTCAGAGTATAAGAAATGAATTACTTAATTATGTTAAAACATATTATCCTGATTTGATAAATGATTTTAACGATGCGTCAATATTTTCAGTATTTCTTGATTTAAATGCTGCGGTTGCGGATAACTTGCATTATCATATTGATAGAAGTTTGCAAGAAACGGTGTTGCAATATGCTCAACAAAAATCATCAATATATAATATAGCCAAGACATATGGTTTAAAGATACCTGGTCAAAAGCCATCAATTACTTTATGTGATTTTTCAATAACTGTACCTGTTAATGGTAGAAACGCTGACACATCATATATGGGTGTTATTGAGAGGGGTGCGCAAGTTTTTGGTGCTGGGGTTGTATTTGAAACAATTAATGATATTGATTTTACGCAAGATTTCAGTTTGCAAGGTGTTAAGAATAGGAAAGTTATACCAAATATAATAAATGGTCAAACAGTTAATTATACTATTGTAAAGCAAGAACCGGTAATAAATGGCACTACAAAAGTTTTTAAAAGAGTTATCACATCTTCTGATGTTAGACCTTTTTTGGAGATATTTTTACCAGAGAAAAATGTTCTTGGTATAACAAGTGTGATTGCAAAAGATGGGCAAATATCAACGGTTCCCCCAAATGCGGAGTTTATTGGTGATTCTGATAGCAAGTGGTATGAAGTTGATTCATTGGCGGAGGATCGTATTTTTATCCCTGATTCAACAAAAAACACAGGTAATGCTGGTATTAAGGTTGGGAAGTATATACAAACTGATAATAGGTTTATAACTGAATACACCTCGGAGGGTTTTAAGAAGATAACTTTTGGTAATGGTGTTAATACTGCAATGGAACAATTGAATTTATTTACAACAACGAATCATTATCCTACCATTCAAAATTATTTAAACAACTTTTCATTAGGTAGAACATTAAAACCAAATTCAACCATTTTCATACAATATAGAGTTGGTGGGGGTCAGAATAGCAATTTAGGTGTTAATACGATAAACCAAATTGGGACAAACGTTTTTAAGATTAATAATGGTAATGAAACGCAAAAATTAGCTGTTGTTAACTCATTAAGGGTTAATAATGCTTTTCCTGCTATTGGGGGTGCTGGATTGCCAACTATTGAAGAGGTTAGAAACTTTGTTTCTTATAATTTTGCAGCTCAAAAACGTGCAGTAACCATAAGAGATTATGAATCAATTATTAGGAATATGCCATCTGAATTTGGTTCACCAGCAAAGGTATCAGTTCAAGAAGTAGATAATAAGATTGAGGTTCTTGTGTTGTCATTTGATTCAAATGGTAGATTAACAAATACAATTTCAAACATCTTAACTAATAATATTGCAAATTATTTATCAAATTATAGGATGATAAATGATTATATCGTTGTTAAATCAGCAACAATAATTGACGTTAGTGTGGATTGTTCTGTTATTATTGCAGCTAATTTTAATTCAAACAATATTATAAATTCTGTAATTACGGCCATTAATCTTTATTTTTCACCCCAAAGCATGCAATTAGGTACAGATATTAATTTATCTGAAATAAAAAGTAATATTCAAAAATTAAATGGTGTGTTTACCGTATCGGAATTAACCATAATAAATGAGGTTGGGGGTAATTATTCCGGGGGTTTTACATCTATGGAATATTCTAATACTACCACAAAAACAATAAAACCAATAGATGAAATGATTTATGCTCAACCATCAGAAGTCTATCATATAAGATACCCTGATATTGATATTAGAGTAAAAGTAAAGACTAGTGGTAATGTTACAATAGGATAATTTATTTATTTTAATGATTTAACATTTATATTAAAAATAAGTTAAGTAAAAATCAATGCAAAACACATATAGAATAAAAACTGAAATAGGTAAAGATAAAGTTGTTAATTTTCAGTTAGACCAAAATATTGAATTTTTAGAATTATTATCATTTAAAGTTAGACAATCTGATGTTTATACTCTGGATTGTGCAAATTATGGTGTTGTTGCAGGTAGGATTACAGCAAATAATGGATTTGGGGTTCCAAATGCTAGGGTATCGGTTTTCATTCCATTAAGTGAAGAAGATGAGAATAACGAGTTAATTACATCCATCTATCCATATAAGTCAATAACAGACAAAAATGAAGATGGTTATAGGTATAATTTATTACCATATGAACCATCTTATCCGGGTCATGTTGCCACAGGAACATTTCCCACATTAAATGATGTTATGACTGATGGTCAAGCCATTGAGGTGTATGAAAAATATTACAAATATACAGTAAAGACAAATTCAAGTGGTGACTACATGATATTCGGAGTTCCAGTTGGAAGTTATAGTGTGTTAATGGATTTGGATTTATCAGATATTGGCGAGTTTTCATTGACACCCCAGGATTTGATTAGGATGGGTAGAGCAACAGAAGCGCAATTTAAGGGTAATTCATTTCAAAGTTCACCAGACTTGGCATCTTTGCCGCAAATTGTTTCATTATCAAAAGGTGTTGAAATATCTCCATTATGGGGAGATCCTGAAACTTGTGATTCAACCATAAATAGGATTGATTTTGATTTAAGGGATGATGCTAGTATTGATATACAGCCGACAGCTATTTTTATTGGGTCAATCTTTGGTACAAGTAATATAGATAGTGTAAGAATTGATTGTGGGGTTAAAGAAAGTATAGGTAGTCTATGCCAACTTGAAACTGGGCCTGGTCAAATATTGGCAATAAGGCAAACAAAAAATCTTGATGAAAAAGGGTTGCCAATTCTTGAACAATATGAATTGGAAAATTCTGGTAGAGTTATAGATGGGGATGGAACGTGGGTGGTAGAGTTACCAATGAATTTGGAGTATGTTGTTACAGATGAGAATGGAAATCAGGTAATAACCAATGATGAGAAAATAGGAATACCAACAAAGGGTAAATATAGATTTAAAGTAAAATGGCAGGATTCAGATAATACAACAGATACTTCAAGAAAAGCTCATTTTTTAATTCCAAATATTAAGGAATATGGTTGGGTTAATGGTAGTTTTTCTGATGACCCAATTAGTAGTTCAGATGCTAAAAAACAAAAAGAGTTGGCTGGCTCATATTATTTTGGATTGGATTGGACTGGATATACAAATTATAATGCCGCAATTAATTGTGAAGATACTTTTTATGAGTTTGATTATAATAAAACATATACGGTTGCAGGGTTAGTTGATCAATACCAAACCAATATTGGACAAGGTAAATTTATAGGGATTAAAGAAATTGGTGATAGAACTTGCGAACAGAATGTCAACAAATATCCGGTTAATGATGGGGTTAAGAATTTTAGTTTGATGTATTTTTTGTTTTCGGTAATAACACAATTACTTCAATTTATTTATATTCCTATATTATTTGGGTATCATTTAGTTACATTTTTGTGGAATTATTTGGCGGTAATAGTATTACCAGCGATAATAGCATTGACTGGTTATCAGATTTTTAATTATTTGAATGATGTTAAAATAGCGTACTCAATTTCAATATTCTTATTTTCAATTGGTATTGTACCACAAGCAACAAGTTTAGGTATTTTTTTATTAAATCAAGGTGTTTTATCTAACGCAAAACTTATTTTACTTATTGCTTTTGAAATATTATTAATAATTAATTTTGGTAGGCTTGTAAAGAGAAAGATTAAAACGATACATCTACCTAGTATAACATATCCAAACTGTGAATTTTGTAACTGTGATATGGAAGAGGTGGATGTTGAAGTGGGTGAATCCTATCAAACTAATGGTTTATTATCCCAATTTTCAAAACAATCTCTATATTTTACTAATTTGTCAGATAATTTTAAGTGGTCTTCATTTAGTAATATATTAGGTATTACTGATGATTCAAAATATGAAGAGGATAAAGATATAATTACCTTACTTATGACCCAAGCAATTGCTGGTAGAACAGAAAATGCTAATAGTAGGGGTGGGGGTGAAACAGATAGAAAAATGCCAAGGTCTGATGAATATAAATTACCAGCAATTAATAAAAAAATGCTAATTTATAGTGAAACATTACCTATTGGTGAGAGGATTAATTATTTTAATTTAAGAGATAATTACTTTTCAGGTTCAAATAAGATTGAGGTTTCGTTTGCTAGTGATTTAGATGTTAATAAATTTGTTTATCATTATGATAATGTTATTGTTGTTTTATCTGATGTTGAAATTAAACCAGGCGAGGTAATTACATTTGTTGATAATAAGTTATCAAAAGATGTTAATTTTAAATTCACTGGCCTTACAGATAATGATGAGACATTTTTTGGCGTTCCAGGTTCTGTTAAAATAAATGAACAGAATAGGAATATAACAGTAAAATATGCGGTCACGCAAGATATTGAGCTTGAATCCACACAATATACGTTACCGATTGTTGAAGATGTTACAAACACATCTTATTACCCATCAGATATTGAATATTTTCAAGTGTTAACTGGTTTAACATATTCTAATTATATTGCAGTAGCTGATAAGACAAAAAAAGGTTATTTACCAAGTATATTAACCTCACCAACACTTTTAAGAGTTAAACTTGATGGTGATATTGGGAAGGAATTAATTATAGATAATCCAATTCAGTATTTCCAAGATATTGATAACAAATATGTTTTAATACTTCAAAGAGGTGTGGACCCATATTCACCTGAATATACCAACACATATGGTTTGGGTAAAATATTTGGGCATGATGATTATTCAGCTGTTAAAATAACAACTAGTGCTAAATTAAATATACCAATACAAAAACTGAATAAAAAGGAGACTGCTAATAGTTATACTGTCCAAACATTAACAAATGTTGATGATGTATTTTTTGAATCTTATTTATTTGAACCAAATAATCAATTTAAAACCTACAAAACAGATGCTCTTTCTTTTTATGCTGGTATTCTAAATGATACAGGGCTTATTCTAAATCCTCAAATTTATGTTTTAGGTGTATTACCTTATATTGTTACATTTATTAAAAATTGGATTAAAGGAAGCCCTAGCCAGATAACTACTGGTATTAACTTTTTCATTCAAAATGGGGAACGTGCTGGGCCTAAAAATAAATACCCAAAGATTACACCAAATAGTTTACTTGATTCAAAATATAGTTTATCTAAATTAGATTTCAATGGGGGTTCTTATATGGTTGGCGTTGGTAATATAAAAGATAAAAATGATTTTCTTGGGTCAATAGGCAGGTATATGTTGTACTATTCTTATAGTTCACATAGGGAGTTTAAAGATTCTTTATTGGAAAAAACTAATAAAAACAAGATAGTATTAAGAACAGATAGACTGCCAACATCAGATATATTAGATGGTTCTAATTGGCAATCTAATGGTGTGGGTATTTTACAGCAGAATAATGGATTTAATATATATGTTATACCTAAAAAATCCAAAGGGGAACAAACACCGATATATATTAATTCAGCTTTTGATTCAAGTATTATCACAAATAACTTAAAAGGTTTACCATATGAAAGTAATGTTATTAGTAGTTTTAGTAATTGTTCTAATTTAGTTTCATTTGATTGTTATGAAAATGAATCAAATGGTAGAATAAAAATTAAAGATATTTGTAAGACAAAAAATAATAAAGTAATTCAGATTAAAAATGGTTGCTATGTTTTAGTTAAAAGACCAATACTTGATTTGAGTATAGACATGAAAGCGTTTAGAGAATGGTTATTAAGATTTAGATTAAATTTTGCGTTATGTCAAGGTATTATTTCTGAAACATTTTCAAATAACTGGGTTAACGGTTCTTTATTTATGTTTTCATTTAGGTTAAATAAATTTGGAGGTAATCAGTTAAATCCTATTTATTGCAAGGATATAGCATATTATGATAGGGTAACAAATAATTTCTATTATAGAAGCTCGCCTTATAGCATAAGCGCTAAACAGTTTGTTGGAAGTTCTACCCAATCTAACACCTCAATAAATTTAAGGAATTTAAAGTATCCAACAACGGTAATTAATTTAGGTGTTAAGAATAGATTGGAAACAAGATCTAGTGATTTTAGTAGTTTTTCTTATGTTGTTAATGCTTTGAATACAACAAGTCATTATGATAATTCAGATTTATTAAATCTATTTATCGTTAGTAGGATTCTTGATTCAAATGTATGGATGAAAAGTTTAGCAAATAACACATTAGTTAATTCATTTTTTAGTCGATTAGGTAAAAAAGTAGATGGTGATTTGGCTCAAATTTTATCAATTAATTCTGAATTTGGAGTTGTTAAATTCTCACCAGAAATATATGCGTTTACTGAATCTAACTCCCCTACTATTGTTTTCAGAGAAAATAATAAAAATTTTATGGGTGTTTTCTATTCATCATCACAAGCAGATTTACAATTAAAGGATCATATTACCCCAGGCAGAGTTAATTTCAGACAAGGGAGTGCATTAGTTATACAAAATTACGGGAACAAGTCGCAAGAGGTTCCATTTTATTCTTGGATGTTAGCAAAAACAACAAAAACAATATTTGGTAATGATGAAAATGATTGGGGAACAAATCAGAGTAATTTTGTTTCAAAGAGATATCAGTCCCTTGAAAGAATAAAACCAAATACAAATATAGAAAATTATACAACAACAGATTATTTTTCAGATTCATTTTATGATTTGAGTTATAATAATGATAGGGGATATATTTTCGCAGAAAAAGATGGTAAATATTATCAAGAATCTAGTAGATCTGATTCTTTTGTTGTTGGCGCACCATTTCATTTTTATTTTGGAATAAAGAAAGGCTTTTCTGCTTTGGATAAATTTAAAACAAAATATTTAAATGAATAAATTTAATATTATCCCTAGCATTTATAGAAACAAACTTGGAATTGAGGTTGATCCCCAAATCCAGATTGACTTATCTTCAACATCAAAAGATTTAGTTGAATATGATAAATCATCGACCATTGATTTACGGGATTTATATATTAGCGAAAAGAACAAGTCATTTAAAATTAGACCTGTTTTCAATGTTGGTTATGTTTACAACAACATATATTCAGGTTCAACAAGCAGCAAATATAAGGGTGATTTAATATACCCCCTACAATCGGCATTAAATGTTCAAATTGAGGGTGCGGAAAAAGGGTTATTACAATCATATGAGTTTGATATTTTCAGAGCGACAAAACCAAATAGTTTTGGTTATGAGAGCGTGAGCGCATATACCTATAATTGGGGTGCTTACATTACATATCCTTATAAAGAAGATTATGAAAAAGACTTATCATTTATATTAAAGAATAAAGAAATTAATTGGAAAGCAAAAGATGGCATTCCATTCATAACAGAACACGTTATAATAAATGGTTTTAATTTGGTTAGAATAATTTGTGGATTATACCATAATTTAAATGAGAATGAAAGTATTTTACTTAAAATAGATGGGGTTGAAAAACTTTATAAGGTATATTCATTTGGTGATAATAGTTTTAATTCGGAAAAGAATATTGTGAATATTTTTAATACAGGCAATGAAATACCATCTAATGTTGTTGGAACATTGAAACGAGTTGTTATTGGCAATAATGTGCTTGAAACAACCTCAACCTATTATATTAGACAACATAAGGTGATTGAGGGGGGTGATAAAGTTATTATTACAAAATCAGGTTTTCAAGTTGGTATTCTTGATGGTAAAAATGTTGATAGTTATTATAAGAAGGAGTTCTCACCGCTAAAAAAGAGTTCCAATTTTTCTTATAATTTTAGTGTTGAGAATGAGATTGATATTGAGGGTTTATTGGATAATAAGAAACGGCCAATAACTGAAATTTTCTTAACAATGGTTTTTAAAGGGTATTCTGGGTTTTTCGCGAATAGAGGTGAGAGCATGAAACAAGGGTGGTCTTTTAATATAAGAGAGGGGGTTGATTCCTGGTGGGATAAAAGCAATACAAAATCAAATAGCAATGTTTTACCTTCATCATATTTTGATGCTCAAAACAAAGAGTTTTTTTATTACAAGCATCCTAGTGAGTTTGATGGGGATCTTTGTGAATATAACCAATATGATCAGCAAGAAAGGGTTGTTTCAGAATTTCATTATAAATTAAAGCATTCATCTAATATCTTTAAGTTAGATAAATTTAACAATGATAAGCATGGTTATTATTATAAGCCACATAATAAAATGGTTTTAAAAGTTTTTTCTAATTATGTTGAAACAACGAATAGTCAGTTATCTGTGGTAAACTTACCTAATTATGCTTTTTATTCAAAATTTGATGGAGGATATAGATGGAGAGATATTTATAATGTTGGGTTTTTTGATGAAACATCAAATGGGGTTAATTATCCATTTATAAACAATACTTTTTATCCATTTACCAATGCGTTATTTAAATTGTTCCCGGATGTTGGGGGTTATGATTTCTTTAATGATTCAATGAATATTGGAAGTGATACTATAATAAAACCTATTATTGATGAGTGTGAATAAATATAGGTTATTACAACCTAATATTACTGATATTACGATAAAATTACCTGTTAGTATTAATTTTGATAATCTAGGGATAGATGATTCGATTTCTAAATATGAGGATGTTGTTATAAATGATTCGGTAAATAATATTGTTGATTATGAAATTGTTAGATTTCAGCATAAGGGTGCTATTCCGGCATCACCAACGCCAACCCCTACTACGACTACAACGCCAACTCCAACGGTAACACCTACTATGACAATGACCCCTACTGTAACGCCTACAAATCAAGCGTCAGTAACGCCAACTCCGACCAATACTGTTACCCCAACAAGCACAGTAACGCCAACAGCGAGTTCGCCTTCGCTTAATTATTATGGTGTTACAAACTTAAAATTATTTAAAGAAACTTGTCCAACAATATTCACCATTCTTGCTGGTGGATCACCTTCTGGTGGTTGTGGAACTTGGTTCAAATTTAATAGCAAAGAAAGCGCTTGTTCGCAAACATTCTGTGGGACAAATGGTTATGGTTGCACTGGCGAGTGCGTTGGTGTGTATGTGACAACGCAAAGAACTCCACAAACGGCAAGAGTAAATGATTCGTTATATACTTTATCTGGTGGTATTTATACTAAATTAGAAGATGGTTGGTATGTTAATTCGATTGAGAGTGTTGTTGTTGAAATATATTTGGGTGTGATTAAAGAAATTACGGCATGTAGTGGTTCTCTTGTTCAAGATGTTATGTCTAATTATTATAGTACGGTTAATATTGGTACACAAACTTGGCTTAAAGAAAACTTAATGACCACAAGTTATAATGATGGTAGTGTTATTCCTAACATCACAGATACAACTCTATGGAAAAATGCAACAGTTG